ATAAATACAATAACAGGTAAAGCAAAAACATTTGATGAGGCCGTAGAGGAGGCAGCTGCGTGGTACATTAGAAACACATATCCAACATACAGTAAGGTGCCACAGTTTATTCAAGATTTAAGAAAATTACCGTTTGGTAATTTCGTATCGTTTCCTGCAGAAATGTTAAGAACTACTTTTAATATCATATCTTTAGGAGCTAAAGAAGCTACATCTAATAATGTTAAACTAAGACAAATGGGTCTTAGAAGACTATTAGGGGCATATGTAACGTTAGCTGGTACAGGTGAAGCTGTTGGTAAAATAGCTGGTGCATTAACTGGTGTAACATTAGAAGAAATAGAAGCTTACAAAAGAAGTTTATCCGCACCATGGGAAAGAAGAGCACAAATTATTCCTATCAACGAATGGAAAAACGGTATTGGTAAAGCGGTTAACTTTTCATACTTTAGTCCGTATGACACTATTACAAAACCGATTGAGTCAATATTTAAAACATGGCAAGAGGGTAAACTACAAAATAAAAATATAGGTGATCAACTTTTAGCTCAAGCGTTTGCAGAAGAAGGACCACTAAGAACTTTATTAGATCCTTTTATTACTCAATCAATTGCAATTGAAAGATTTACTGATGTACTACCTGCAGAGATAGGTCTTGGTAACAGAGGTGGTGTAACTAAAACAGGAGCTAAAGTTTACTCAGAAACAGATACAGACGGTGAAAAAATATCTAAAAGTTTCTTTCACATATTAAAAGGTATTGAACCTGGTGCTCTTACAACTGGTAGAAAATTAGCACAAGGTGTGCAAGCTGATGTTCAAAGAGGAGGACAACCAATATCATTGAGAGACGAAATACTAGCATTGTTATCAGGAGTTAGAATTATAAATATAGATACACCACGAACTATGCAATTTAAAGTTACCGAGTACGGTAGAAAAAAAAGAAGTGTTACTGCAACAGAAAAATTTTTTAGTTTAGAAGACTTTAGACAAAGAGGACCAAATGTATTGGCAGAAGAGTTTAGACAAATTCAAGAAGAAAATTTAAAAGTTAATAAAGATTTTTATGTTATACTACAAGATGCTCAAACAATGGGTGTTGATAAAAGAACTTTAAAAAAAATATTAAAACAAAGGGGTATATCTACTAAGAACGCAAACTTTTTATTACGTGGTAAAAACATTCCATACACTGGATACAAAGGCCGTATGCAAAAAAGAGTTAGAGATGCAAAAGCTTTATCCAAAAAATTAGGTGAAGGTAAAGTTAATGCAAATTATTTCTATCCTAGAAAATTATTTAATGACATACTTAGAGAGTACAGAAGAAAAAGTATTGTGCCAAAAGAAGAAACAGATAGTCCAGGTTTAATTGATAGAGGATTAGATGCAGTAGGAGATTTATTTGGAGGTGTTCCAGAAAATCAACCGGTGGCTCAAATACAAACACCACCATTACCAAATACACCACAACCAAGGGTGCAATCCGTGCAACAAAGAAACCCAATTACTAACTTGACACGTACGGAGCAAGCCTTATTATCACCAGAAGAACAGGTAATAGCGAGTAGAACATAATGAAAAAATCAGCATTACAAAGAATAGAATCTCATGAGAAGCTTTGCAGGATAATGCAAAAGCAAACCTTTGAACAAATTAAAGAAATGAAGGACAGAATAAAGAGATTAGAGTATTGGATAGTTGGCGGTATGGGAGCTGTCCTTGTAACTTTACTTACGGATATCGCAAAATAATGAATCTTACACGGAACTTCACTCTCTCAGAGTTGACTAAATCAGACACTGCTATACGTATGGGGATTAACAATAATCCTAGTGCAGAACAAATAGAAAAATTAAAAGCGTTGTGTGAAAATATTTTACAGCCGATACGTGACCATTTTGGTAGGGTAAAGGTGACCAGTTGTTTTCGCTCAGTAGAGCTGTGCCTAGCCATAAACAGTTCAGCAAACAGCCAACATGCCAAAGCTGAGGCGGCCGATTTCGAATGTGTTGGCGTAGACAACGCTGAACTTTTTGATTGGATTAAATTAAATCTTGAACCGGACCAGCTAATCCTTGAGTTCTACACTCCCGGAGAACCCAACTCGGGCTGGATACATTGTAGCTGGATACCTGAAGGTAGACGTGCATCTTTTTTACACGCATATAAATCTGAAGGTAAAACCAAATATAAACCCATACTTGGGTCAGCAAGAGACGTGGTTTAAATCCAGTCTTTTAATTCTTCACCAAGAACTTCAGATGCAATATTTATTTTATCTCTTAGAGCCTTCACAATCTTTTCGTCAACAGTGTCCTCACAAATCAGATCGACATAAGTCACTGTTTTCTTTTGTCCTATTCTGTGTGCTCTGTCTTCTGATTGTAACCTCTTTTCTAGGTCGTAGCCATTAGAATAATATATAACTGTATTGGCTTTTGTAAGCGTAATACCATAACCACCTGTTTGTGGTGTGCCAACTAAAAATCTACACTCACTACCATTTTGAAATTTACGTATGTTATCCTGTCTTTCATCTTGAGGTGTTAATCCATAATAGTCAACCACGGACCTTGGACCATATTCTTCAACAATATGTTTTATAATTTCATTAACATCTTTTTGGTAGTTAGCCCATATGATAGCTTTACCATTCATTTCACCAAGAATATTCATTAACTCGGTTATTCTGTTATTTTTAATTAATTGAGTAGAACCATCATCAGCTGTAAAATGACCACAAGTTATTTGATGTAGTCTCATGAGTTGAGTCAACACAGTCATAGTTGACGTGACCTTACCATTTAAAATTGCAATAGCTTGTTTTTTCATTTGGTCATAAACTTTTCTTTGATCTGCGGTAAGGGTTATATGTCTTTTAGTCCAGTTTTTAGGTGGTAAATCTAAACAATCTTCTTTTAAAACACGATAAGAAAAAGCACTTAATGATTCTGATAACTCAGATAAATTTTTAAACTCATCAACAACCTGTATTGATCTACCTCTAAGATGCATTGTTTTCATTTCTGCATATCTATTACGAAACGCATAGTATGATGTAAAATCTAAAAGGTATGGATCTAAAAATTCACATTGTGTATAAAGGTCCAAAGGGTTTTTTGTAACTGGAGACCCTGTCATTATACGTTTATATTTTGCTATCTTACCTAGACCGATAATATTTTTAGTTCTTTTAGCTGTGGGTGTTTTAATTGTAGTAGACTCATCAATCGCCATTAAAGTTTTATGTGAGTTTAAAAATTTAGATGCAAACTTAACGCCTTTGTCTGTGGAGAAAGCTTCAACGTTCATAATCAAAATGTGAAAAGCTGTTTCTATTTCAAATAAACTTTCTAATTTTTCTTGTTGTTTTTTTGTAATATTTGATTGCCACAATACTGTCACATTCTCTATGTGATCTGGTAAATGTGTTGGAAGTTCTTGCTCATACCAAGTTTTTATAACACCTTTAGGGGCTACAATTAATGCACCATCTATTTTACCTTTATCATAAAGCATGGACATATTATCTATTAATACTTTTGTTTTACCCGTACCCATCTCCATAAAGTATGCGTACGTCTCTTTATTCCATGACTTTTCTAAAGCAGTCATTTGATGCTTAAACGGTTTTGTTTTAAATTTATAATTCATCTTTCTATTGACAATAATATAATAGATGTTATATAGTTTGTCAATAATGTCAGAAAGAAAAGTTTATGTAATACAAGAAATTGCTGGCACGAAGTCAGGCAATCCTAAAATAAATATTATGGGAGCGTCTAATTATTCTTCGTCTGGTAAATTTATTTTTTTATTACCTGAGTTTTCACAAATGATTTTTTCTCCTGGCCCTCTTATTTATAAATTAAGGCAAGGTTTAAAAAATTTTACATGTGATGACTATTTACTACTTACAGGCGATCCTGCAATAATTGGTGTTGCATGTTCTATTGTATCTGATATTACAGGCGGTAAGTTTAAACTGCTGAAATGGGATAAACAAGAAAAGAAATATTATCCTATTGAAATTAACTTATATGAAAGAGGAAAGATAGATGAGTGTTAAAAACGTAATAAAGTTTCCAGACTTTGAAGCAGATCAACAAGATGTAATGAAAAAAACATTTAATGTGCAATCTCTTGCGGATCAAGTTGAAAGATTGGAAGGTGTTGCATCTGATATAGATTCGACAGAAGAAAAATTAAAACAATTAAAAAAGAAACGAGATCACATATCTGGTGAAGTAATACCAACTATGATGGCTGAGATGGGTCTTGCAGAATTAAAACTGCATGATGGATCACATTTAAAAGTTTCTACGTCGTACAAGGCACACATAAGTGAGGCTAACAAAGAAGCGGCGTTTAACTGGCTTCGTAATAATGGACTAGGGGATATAATCAAAAACGAGATATCCGTATCCTTTGGTCGCAACGAAGATAACAAGGCGGCTGATTATGCCGAACTTGCGAAGGGTCAAGGGTTTCAACCGACACAAAAGATGAAGGTTGAGCCCATGACTTTGAAAGCGTTAGTCCGTGAGCGTATTGAGGCAGGTAAAGACATGCCAACGGAAATCTTTGGGGTTTTCTCAGAGAATAAAACTACAATAAAAAGGAACAAATAAAAATGAACCAAGTAGCAACAAAAAAAGAAGGAGCATTAGCAGCGAATCTATTTGAAGCTGATGCAAATCAAGGTGCTCAAAACATATCGCAAGATGATCTTGCGTTACCTTTCTTTAAAGTTTTGGGACAGCTCTCTCCGGAAGTAAACAAGAGAGATGCTAAGTTTGTCGAGGGCGCAGAACCTGGCAGAATAATAAACACTGTTACTAATGAATTGTTTGATGAGTTGAAAGTAATACCTTGTCATTACAAAAGACAGTACATTGAGTGGCAGGACAGAGGTACCAGCACTGGTGCACCTGTAGCAATACACGAAGCTGATAGTGATATTGTTAGTCAAACCACAAGAGGTAAAGACTACAAAGATAGATTACCAAACGGTAACTACCTTGATAACACTGCTCAACACTTTGTGTTAGCTTTAGGTAAAATCCCACAAACAGGATTGATTTCTATGAAAGGCACACAATTAAAAGTGAGTCGTAAGTGGAACTCAATGATGATGGGTATAAAAATGCAGGGTAAGAACGGACTTTTTACTCCGCCAACATATAGCCACATTTACAATCTAAAGACTGTACAGATGTCTAACGACAAAGGTACATGGTTTGGATGGGACGTAACAAAAGTTGGAGCGGTCGACGACAAGAATATGTACGAGATGGCAAAAACTTTTGGAATCAGTGTAGGTAAAGGTGAGATAGAGCCGAAACACGGTAACGAAAGCTCAGATTCAAAACACTCATACTAACCAGATCCTAGGTAGTGGGCGTGGATGCGAGAGTGGAAGCGCCCACTTTTAATATATGATTGACAAATTTAAAAATATATTTGAAGGCTTAGATCGTGCGCATGGTGTCACAAAAGTTACAGAATCTATTAGCAACGGCACAAAAATAAAAGGTAAATCATTTGTAAAAAGAGAACCTGTTACAGATGAGTTATGGCAAAAGCATTTAGATGGTAAAGATAGTTTAGGTGTAATACCAATTAACGATGAGAATAAATGTAAGTGGGGTTGCATAGATATAGATTCTTACGCAGGGTTTGATCACAAACAATTAATAAACAAAATTCAAAAATTCAGTCTACCACTAATAGTTTTTAGATCTAAATCTGGTGGTGCACATGTGTTTTTATTTACAGAGGATTATGTCTCAGCAAAATCCATGCAAGATAAATTAACAGAAATAAAAGCTGTGTTGGGATATGCAGGGTCAGAAGTTTTTCCAAAACAAACAGAATTAAAATCGCAAGATGATACAGGAAATTTTTTAAATTTACCATACTTTAATGGTGATCAAACAACAAGATATGCTTTTGATAAAAATGGAGAAGCTGCTACACTAGATGGTTTTTTTAATTTGTATGAAAATACAAAAGTAATAAGTGTTGACACAATTCAAGTAGAAAGACCACAATCAGAATATAGTGATGCACCACCTTGTATAGAAACTTTATCATTGAATAAAGTAAGTGAAGGTGGTCGTAATAATGTTTTGTTTCACTTTGGAACTTACGCAAAACAAAAATGGCCTAGTGAATGGAAATCAAAAGTAATAATGTTTAACGCAACTGCTATGGAAAAACCTATGGCAGATTCAGAGGTGCAGATTGTAATTAATCAACACGATAAAAAAGATTGGGGTTATAAATGTAAAGATACTCCAATGTGTAACGTTTGTGATAAAACTTTATGTCGAACTAGAAAGTATGGTATCGGCCAGGAGATATTGTTTCCTGGGCTAACCGACCTCCAGGTGATAGATCTGGAGGACCCTTACTACTACTTAAACGTAGATGGAGAAAGATTATACTTAGAGAATGTAAAATACCTACGACAACAAAGTTTATTTCAAGAGGCGTGCATGAAACAATTAAGAAACAGACCACCAACACTAAAAGAAAAAGATTGGGTTACAATAACAAATTTATTATTACACAACGCAGAAGTGACAGAACCAGCACAAGGCATGCGTACAGAGGATCAATTACAAAATCATTTAGAAGAGTTTTGTTTAAACAGACAAGTATCTACAGATAAAAGTGATTTAAAAAAAGGTGGTGTGTGGACATCAGATGGCTATCACCATTTTGTATTTGATAGATTCTATCATCAGTTTTTAATTAGACGTAGATGGGATGTTGGTTATCAAAGAACAGGACAAATGTTAAAAGAAAAATGTGGTTGTGAAGATAAGAGATTAGGTAAAGAAAAAATATCTGTATTTACAGTGAAAGAGTTTGACAAAAAACAAGATGAATACAAACAAAAACAATTAAAAGAGGATGAACCATATTAATGAAAACAATTGTATTAGGACCACCAGGCACAGGAAAAACAACTACGTTATTAAACAAGGTGGATGACTATTTAAAACAAACAGATCCTGATAAAGTTGGATACTTTGCTTTTACGCAGAAAGCTGCATACGAAGCAAGAGACAGAGCCATTAAAAAATTTAATCTTACAGAAGATGACTTACCATATTTTAGAACTCTACACTCTCTAGCATTTAGAAAGCTAGGCATAAAAAAAGAAGATGTTATGCAACGTAGACACTATGTAGATCTTGGCAAGAAACTAGGCTTTCCTGTAAACTACGCAAAGTTTGAAGACGATCACGGCGGTATCTTTACATCTGATAGTGAATATTTACGTATTATTAATTTAGCAAAACTTAGAAACATAACAGCTGAACAACAGTTTGATTTAGCAGAACACAATCAAGATTTAGAAAGAGATAAACTACGTATCATTGCAAACGAGATTGAAAGATACAAAAAAGAATACAATCTAATAGACTTTAACGATATGATTTTACGTTTTATAAAATCAGATAAATCACCAAACTTTGACGTTGTATTTATAGATGAAGCACAGGACCTATCTCTCATGCAGTGGGATATGGCTAAAAGTATTTGGAATAAAACAACAGATTCTTTTATTGCTGGTGATGATGACCAAGCAATATTTAGATGGGCAGGTGCAGATGTAGATTCTTTTATAGCACAAAAAGGTTTGATGATGCCACTAACACAATCACATAGAATACCAGCAAAGGTTCACAACGTTGCGATGAACATAATAAATAAAATTAGAAATAGAATAGATAAAACTTGGAAACCAAAGACACACGAAGGATCCTTATCTAGATACGATGACTTTGAACAAATAGACATGTCGTCAGGTGAGTGGCTAGTGTTAGCAAGAACTAAATACATGTT